AAATTGAAAGCAGATCCTGATGTAGTTTTTACAGTAAAACTATCCTTAAAAGTTGCTCCAGTGTTGATTACAAGATTTACTCCGTAAGCAACACCAGAGGTTGGATCAAAAGTGATTGAATGAGTTGCCATTAGAATTTAGATACAACTTCTTGCTGTTTGAGATATAATTTGATATAAGACTTTGCGTAGTTCTTAAGAACTTCAATATCATCCACACTATCTATATCTCTAGAAAGTTTCTCATATTCAAACATCTTATTAACATCCTCTAGTTGTATTTGATCTGGATTCATTTTGATAAATTCCTCAGTAACTCTTTAATTTCGTTCAAATCATTTTTTACATTGATAATTTCATTCTCTATACTTTCAATTTTTTTTGATTCCTCTTCCTTAGTTTTTTTAGAACTAATATAGTTGTTGTATGATTGCATGTCTGTATTAACTATTGCATTTGTAGAGGAATCTCTGAACAGATTAAATTCATCTTTTATTTTTATTTTTATTTTTTCCATATCAGGCTGTAGCAACAACTCTCAAGTCTCTCAGTCTAGGTGGATATGATTGATTTGTGGAAGTTCCAACAAGTTTAATACTAAAATATCTAAATGACTCTAAGTTATCAACAGTAAACTCATAGTCCTTAAATGTAATTTCATTGCTATCAAATCCAAGAGTATCATTCTTAGGAACAAAAGTATCTGATGTTCCATCATTATTTGATGGATTAATTACTTGACCAGATTCAATTCTATTTGAATATCCGGGGAAAGGATAGTAAATCGGATCTTCATTAGGATCATTCAGTATTGAATAAAGAGCTCTTAAATCTGAGTATGGATTAATGTATGCTGATACGATCAGCTTAATGGATGTTGCAGGAATTTCGAGTGAAATTGGTTTTGTCGCGTAAAGGAATGCTGATGGATCATCTGTTATTGTTGAAACTCTAGAATCTGTAATAAAATCAGTAACAACATTATTGACTCTATTGGATGCTAAGATCATTCCAACTCTATCCAAGTCAATAGATGGAGTAAGTCTATTGTCGGTTGTGGACAGATTTAATCTAACCTGTAGAGACTTGTTGCCAAGGTTATTAACTAATTTTTCGGTTTCATTAATTTTAGAAGCAACAAGTCTTGGAGTTGAGAAATAATTATTTTCATCTAAAGATAATGGTTCAAATCCTCGATCCAAGAATGATATTTCGGATCCAGAAATACTCGTTGCACTTGTTGTTCTAATCTCACCACGTAACTGAGTTTCTGGGTGAACAACACTTTGTATAATTGGTTTAGCAACTTCAAATTGAATGTTTTGAGTTGCTTTAATGTTAGATCCTCCAGTGGACTTGGATGAATTTAAATACAGTTTTGGAGTAGAAGTTCCAACCGTTCTATCAACACCATTAGAACTCATATCAATTTTTATGTTATAGAAATCTAATCCTATAGGATCACTCACAGTAGCATCTTGAAGATCATGTCTCTTATTAATTCTTCTGAGAGAAACTCCTCCCAGTTCATATTTGTAAACTAGAGAATTTACTGAATGAGTTAGTGGAGTAGTAGAATCAACACCTCTGGTTATTCCAGTTAAGATATTATTACCAACACCGCTATAAGAAATGATCTCATCATCTATCAATACATATCCTAGATTTGTGGTTCCGACTCCAACATTTTCAAAAGTTGAGAAAGAAGTAGTAAATCCAGGAGAAATTGCAATTGAATCGGTTGATGTTGAAAGATATTCGGAAGTTAGAATTGCCGGAGGAACATCTGACTCTACTTTCGAAATAATAACGTCATTTGTAAGAGAATGCATTCCATGATTTCTATGATTCACTTTAATGTTCATTCCATCAGATTCTACTATTGGTGTAGAAGTTATAAAAACACCACCACTATTAATTGCGGTTGCTGCGCCACCAACAATAGAGGAATAGAGTAATGTGTTTCCAATTCCTACTATAAAGTCACCTTGAACATTTTCTAAAGTAATTTCATTAGTTCCAGCAATACCAACAATAGAAAGTCTTAGGTTTCTTCCAAGAGAATTGATTCCAACGGATGAAACACTTAAAACATCACCAACCGAATAACCTGTACCACCAATAGAAACGGTTGCTGCTATGGCAACTCCGTTTTGAATAGTAATATTTGCTTTTGCATCTCTACCTGTTCCTGTTACGGAAGTAAGAGAAACGTCGTTATAAGTCAGAGAACCACTTGAAGGAGTATATCCAATACCAGCATTAATAATTTGAAGATTTCCTGTTACAGATCCCCCAGATCCAACATAAGTTCCAGTTGCGTTTGATCCTGATTGTGAGATTTGATTTCCAATTCTTAAACCAGAATCAGTTAAAGTAGTACCAAGACCAACACGAACTCTTCTTGAATTTAATTCAAGTGAATCTTTTCTCAAAGTAGCAATTTGTTTATTATTCTCGGTAAGTTCTGGATTAAAGAATGTTACGGATCCTTGATCAACAAATCTTGCAGAGTATAAGTTAAATTTAAGATCTTCATACTGGCTTGCTGTCCATGAAGAAGCATTTTGTGATTTGAAAAGAGATCCGAGAGTAGGTTGTTTGGTAACAAAAACCTGAGATGCTTCTTGACCAGAAGTTGTACTGATATCAATCTCACCAAGTCTAGATATGAAAGTAGTGTATTCTGTGGAGTTTGATCCAACGATTAGAGCATGTTCTTTTCCACCTTCCAAGAATACTGGTGCTGGGAAATTAACTCTTGTTGGAACTGATCCATCATCAGAAATATTAATTTGATCAGGATAAACATATACAATACCAAATGGATATGCATAGTTTGTTGGAGTTCCAAGACTCATCGGCCTGAGTTCAACAAATATTGGAACAACATTATCTTTCTTTTGGAAGTATAAATCGACACCTGTAATATATCTTCCAACATTATCAATATCACTTCCAATATCAAAAGATTGAGCAAGAGGATCACCGTCACCGTCACCGTCACCGTCACCACCAAAGCCTCCTCCAACAGTTATTTGCCGAGGTGGCCTCCGTGGCCTGGGTGGCCTGGGTGTTGGACCCGGCGTGGGTGTTGGAGTCGGCGTGGGTGTTGGAGTCGGCGTGGGTGTTGGAGTCGGCGTGGGTGTTGGAGTCGGCGTGGGTGTTGGAGTCGGCGTGGGTGTTGGAGTCGGCGTGGGTGCTGGAGTTTCTGGAGGAGGTGGTGGTGACGGTACAATAAATGTTTGGGTAACAGTTTCTGTTATAGGTCTTGATTGTGACAGATTAAATGTCTGAATTTCAGTATTTCTAAGTGCTAAAGTTGTCTCTTGATTTTGTGATATTAAACCATCTGAGAAGAAGTTAGATTCTGCTCTCGAATCAACAAGTTCTCCTGGTAAAGGACTATTTGTTTGATTGCTGGTCAGTTTGAAGGTTTTTGTGCCAGTAGAGAAATTTGGATTTGTTTGATCATTGGGATTTGGAACAAAGAATGATCCAATTAAAACCCCAGATCGGTCAGATATTAATCTGATGTCCTTAATTCTTGCTCTGGCTCTACTTGTTTGTCCAACTAAGATTATTCCGATAGAAATATTTCCAAAGAAATTTGAACTAGAAAGATCAGACAAACTCGTAGTGTCAATATTTAAAATTGTTGAGTTTGATGTGTATAGGGATGGGAAATTTTCTTCTTGAGTATAAGGATTTGTCAAGTAGACACTTGTTGGATTATTGAATGGTCCATATCGATGATTAATTGATGCACATCTTGCTCTAAAAGTTTGAATTGTATTAGAAGAATTGATTATTGTTTCTCCAACTTGGAAAACACCTTCCAACATTTCAATTTCTATGAGTTTTGGTATGACATAATTGTTGACACTTCTTAAGTCAAAGAATGGATAAACTCTAGTAAATGGTCTAAGTTTCTTTGCATTAAATTCAATATTTCTCGATCTCATGAAAGGAGAAACATCAATATTAACGACTCTATTGCCAAGAGATACATTATTAGTCGTGTTTATTTCTCTTGTACTTGTGCCTGTTCTTGTCTCGGTTCCAGTTCTAGTTATTGTGGAATTTATAACTGATTGATTTGTTGTGACAACAGTACTAGTACCAGTCCAATTAATTTCCCAAGAATTCCAATTGACTGGACTCCAACCTGCCTGTGGATCAAAGTCAGTACCCTCCAACTGAGTTCTTGTAGTTATTCCTCCAAGTCCCTCAACAGTTAATGGTTCAATTCTAACTTGATCTACCCATATATCTGATGATGGATTTAAATCTATTTGTCCAATATATTCTGAAATAAGATATGGAGTAACACTTTCAATTCTAGTAGCAAATGGTTGATCAATTTCTAATACCTCTATGTAATCTAAGGTTAGAATGCCTTTTCCTGTAGAATTTGGATTTGTACCACTACGTCTAATATTATTACCAATTAGATCAGTGACATATTTGACATCAGGATTTGATATTGTGCCAATTCCCAATAAAGAATTAGATCCAAGTAATAAATCAATTTCTGTTGTAAAAGGTGATGGCCTTAGTTCATTATTTGATCGGTCAATACTATTTTTGTAAGAATTATATTTTTCAGTTTGATAAAAATTATTAGAGAAATTATCAACAAATATCCCTGACTTAAATCTATCTAATCCATTAGAATCTTTTATTTGTAAATTCTTTGCATTATTTTCTAAAAGAGATAAAGAACTATAGAATTCTAAATCACTCACCCTTTTTTCTAATCTTGAAATGTCTTCCATTCTATATCTTTTGTGATCAATTAAAGATATGTTGGCATCTTCAAGACGACATAAGTATGGTGGTAGAGTTACTCTTGCAATTTCTAAACTACCTGAAACTTCATCTGGTAATTGTGGAAATTCTGATGGAACTCCTTGTTTTACCAATAAAACAGGATTTCTCTTATATGACTGAGAAATTCTTGAATTATTGTTCTTGTTAGAAAGATAAACTCTATCAATTCTTCCCAAGTAGAATGAATAATCTAAAATAATTGACTCATCTGATGATAAAACATCCAAAGATGAGTTTTGATCTTGATCAAAAGATCTTCCAAAAAATTCAAAAGGAGAATATGATGAGGAATTTGGATTAAACTCATCAACTCTAGGTCTAGTATCGACAATATCTGATATAGAGTTTCCATCTACAGATTGTAAATCACAATAATCAAACTGATCATATGAGTTTACAATTGTTATATCTCCAGTATCTGATGTTGGAATATAAGCGGATTCGTAGTAAACTTTTATTTTTCTTGTTGGTGCAGAAGAAGTTACTTTTCTTACAATTCTTGAATAATCTAAAATTGTGCTTCTTTGTCCATTATTTAAAGTATAGTTTCCTGTTATATTATTAGATCCTGATACAATACTGTTTATTTCTGCACTTATACCAGACTCTTTAAATGTTAAAATCTCTCCTTCAATAAAGGTAATATTATTCAAGTATACGTATCCAATACTTAGAGAGTTTGGTTTTTCTACGCAAATAGCAACAGAACCACTTTGTTTTCCAACAATTTCTTCACCAATAATTATTTCGGAGGTGGTTGCAGAAGTTGAAGAAATATTTTGTAAATTTAATATAGGACTTGTTGGATCTTGAATTCCATTTGATTCAAAAATTGCATAAATTTTAGTAACCTCGGGAACGTTTAAACAAATTTCTTCATCTTGAACACGAGTTCCGTATGGATATTTTCCATAAACTAAACCATCATTATTAGTGGTATTTCCAACACCACTATTTGTTCCCGAATAATTTAAAGCTGACTTATTAATCAGTGAAGATTTGACTCTATTTTTATTTTTTACTCTCGATTTAATTTGAGTTTTTCTCAAAGTTGCAATTAATTTTGCAGTACCACTAGATCCTAATCCATTAATGGTAAGTTCTTTACCACCTGATGTGAACACAAATTTATCTGAACTTAATGGTTCAGTACTACCATCATTACGAATTAAAACATATCTTTCTTCATCAAATGGTAAGAAAACTTCATTTGACAAAATTTCAGTAGATGGAATAGTTAATGAGTTTGATGATATTGTAACATCAAATTGTTTTTTGATTGTCAATTGAGAATCAGTTAAGTCTACTGATGAAACAAATTTTTTACCTAACTTTGTATATAAAGTATTATCCGAAGAATTTAAAAATCTTGATTTTAAAATCCTAAAGTCAGATGGGTTTATGGTGGTAGATGGTAATGAACCTTCACATATTCCAGTTACAGTTGTTATTCCTGAGATAGTAATAGATCTCTCAGATACTGAAGTAATTTTAGCAAAAACTGAAGTTGTTAATCCAGCGTTACTAAAGGCAACAAGATTTCCAATAGTTGCAATTCCTACAAAATTAAAATTCGAAGTTGATACTGTAGAAATTCCTGAAGAATGTGGAGTTACATTAACTAGTCCAACATTAACGGATGTGTACTGTTTTGTATCTGCGGTAAAGGTGGTTCCTGATCCCGTTATTCCGTATAAAGATTTTACATCATCAGTACCGTAAGAGGTAATTGATATTGCAATTCTATTATTTTCAATTCCATCAAAAATGAACTTTTCACCAATCGCAAAAGTTCCATTTACATTATATGCAGTAATGATGCCAGAGTTATTTGCTGAATATCTTAAGAATGCAGTTGCTCCAGTTGATTTTCCTTTTATGCGTGTTGGAGCCGTTATCGTAATAGGTTCATTTAAGGAAATTTCTGTGTAAGTTTGTATATCATATAAAGAAATGTCCCATTCATTAGTATTTGGCAAAACTGAGTTATAGGACCCTGACTCTAATGCAAAATCATATACTCTAGCTATTCCTATTTCTTTTCCAGATGACGAATATTGATTTTGTCCTAATCTAGAATCTCTTAAGCTTACTGTATATGAAGTAGATATTCCTAAAGATGGAGAACCATATACTCGATTTAAAGAATATGTTGCTCCAGTAGAATATATGATACTTTGATTGGTTAAAGTACCTGTTGATCTTGGCTTTTCAAAATCCAAAATTGTTGGAGCTAATAATTCAGTTTCATATCCTGAAACGTATGCCTTTCCTGGTGATACTACATAATTACCTACATTTTCACTAGGAATATTTCCTTGATAAGTTGTTTGATTTTCATCAAAAATTCCATTATTACCTTTTCTATCATCTAATGAATTTTTTACCTCAACTTTAAAAGGTTTTACGTAATAATCTCCAGATTCATCATAAGTTCTTCTAGCAAATTCTTGAGATAAAACATTATACTCTGGATTTACTTTAAAGTCAGTAATACTTCCATTATCAACTGATAAAATTCTAACAAAATTATTATCTTGGAAATCATTTGATAGTGGTATCTTTGACAAGATAGCAGATATTTTTAATCTATCTGCACCTGGAGCAGCATAATTTGAAAATCCTCTTGCATTATCAACTAAGGATTCATCAATATCCGAATTTATAATTTCTTCTAATACTAAAAATCCAACTCTATATGAAGGAGTAGTTCCTTCAGCATCTAGTACTATAGTCTGAGGTCTTACACTTACGAATGCACCTCTTAAGAAATAAACCCCTTCAGATAAGCTAACTAAAGATCCCAGTATCGAACAATTAGTGTTAAAACTTGTTGCAAATGATTGATTTGCTTGTATTGATGTTACTGCACTAAAACCAGGAGAAACTGTTTCTTCTACTAAAAGATTTTCGGAATCAATAAATTGAGAATTTCCACTAACACTGGTATTTAAATAATTTAAGTATAAAATAGTGTTAGAATTGTCGGATTCATTTTGCTTTAAAACATATACAACCTTTGCTTTTACTCCAGAATTCTGACCAATAATTACTTTATTAAGAAGATTATCTATATACGAATCGACATTTACTCCGTTAAAAGTATTTTCTAGTTTTACTCCAAAAACAGGACTGTTATAACTTAATGCTCCTGGAATTACAACAGATCCTTCAACAAAAACATGATTACCGAATTGTTCAATTTGATTTTGAAGAATAGATTGTAACCCTGTTAATTCGCGTGCCTGAACAGGATATCCTGGTTTAAATAATATCTTATAATAATCTTTAGATGGATCAAAATCGTCAAAATATGGAGAGACGTTGAGATTAGTTTCCTGTGGCATAATTCTTTAGAATTGCAAAATGACTTTGATATCTTCTTTTTGATTTGGAGATCTGGTTATCGAAGGTCTATTATCGACATAAATGATATTTCCAGAATATTTTTTAACTTCTGGATTGGATACGCCAGATTCAAACGATTGACCCAAGTAGTATGTTCTATTATTTATTACGGTTGATATACCTGTAAAGGTTGTATCAATATTCAAAGAGTTTAGTGTTCCTACGATTGTAGTTGTTCCTCCAGTGCTTACATTTGAAGTAAATCTATTGAGATTAAATCCATAAGTTGGATTTGTCTTAGCGGTTCCATCAGTGTTAAATCCGACAAGAGACTTATCTTGCCAATATTTCAAGACACCAGTATTTTGATCGTAAGAAATAACTCTACCTACAGCCGTAGATCCAACACCAACTGTTTGGGTGATTCTACTATCAGCAGGGAAAAATGCACTATCAAATCCAGTTCCAGTTAATTTTATTGCTCCTACTGCACTTGCTTTTTGTAATCCTAATAAAGATGAGGAGTTATATGCCTCTGGATTTTCTACAATACCAACTCTTGCGATTTGATTGCCAGTGATAAAATCTGGATTTTCTATGTCATTTTCAATTCTAGAATAAACCATCACATTATAGGCACCGAGCTCTCTATAGATATCAGCACCATGACCTCCTTGAGGAGGAATGATAACATTAAATACAGGTGATGTAGTTCCCGATGGAACATTACCAGCAGCAATGTCTACAGTTCCATAAGTATAACCTGATCCACCCTTAGAAATTACGACAGATTCAACTTTTGAATCATTATTGATTGTAATAGTACATTCTGCACCAGTACCATCTCCTTTGATCGGAACTCTGGTATAAGTTTGATTGGCAGTTCCAAGACCAACTCCTCTGTTGGTAATGGTTACAACTTTTAACTGACCACTTGTTGATGCATTATTTCTAACAGCAGCATTTTCTGTACTTATTTCCCAGTTTTTAGGAACAGGAATAAAATTGACAGAATCAAATTTGATAATATCACTTGGCTTAATACTGAAGAGGTATTTCCAAATATATCCGTCTCCACTGGGACCTGCAGTTCTTGGTTCTAGATCAACAAAAGTGGGTTCATCGAGTGATGGTCTTCCCTCTGGATTCTCTGGAGAAGTTCCGTTATTCAGGCAAATATAAACTCTATAATCACTATTAATTACATAATAATTTGCTGAGTATAAACTTGTTGATCCTGAAGGCCTTGATGTCCTATTTCTACTGATATCATGACGATACATATCATAAGTAATTCCAGATTGCCAAGTAACCTTACGAACAACCTGTTTTACATCATCCTCTCCAATTTTTTTGAGAGCAATCATCGTATCCCAATAATCATTCTCTTGATCAAAATTATCTATTGGAGCAGGAGGAAGTATATCCCAAGTTGCAGAAAAGTCTGTTGCATTAGGAAGAGCCACAAAAGAATAAGAATTTTCAGAAGAAGTTGCCGCAGAGACAAAATTCTTAGCATTTAGTATTCTTAATTGGTCAGTTATAATTGCAGACATTTTATGAGTTTTTTTATCTATTTATGAAACGTAATTGCGGTATTTGAGTGGATTATATCTTTGAACAGTCGGTGAAGTTGATATTCCAACTAGTCCATTATTATATGAAGTAAATGATTTACTATCACTTCTTGTTAAATTATGTATTCTTCCCCAACTATATTCTCCATAGAAAGAACTAAACCCAAAACCAGATAATCCATTATAATTCTTCACACTTACAGTTACTTTTGCGACATAAGTTAGACCAATTCCTAAAACATGAGTTTGTCCAATAGAGACCGATGCGACTTCATATACATTATCAATAAATGTAGAACCAATACCTAAAGTAGAACCATTTTGGTAAATTGATGTTAATCCATTACCAACATTAGAATTGAAAACTACAAAGTAGTAACCAGTTTGTATTCCACTGATTCCCGTAGTTGCAATTCCTACACTACCATTAATTGTAGTATCTCTTAAGAATGAATTTTTTGGAATGAAGAGATCAAACACAATTCCAGTAGATGCAACTCCAACTGAAGTTGTTTTAATTCCCGTTATAATTCCAAAATCACCATCATACGAAACAGTGTTAATAACCTCTCTGGTAACATCAGGAGAAGATATGAGAACAACGGGAGGATTTGTTGTTGTATATCCAGTTCCTGGGCTACTAATAGATATTGAAGAAACTGTTCCACCAACAGATATTGTTGATGTTGCAGATGCTCTTTGAGTAGTTCCGAGTCCTACAGGATTTTCAATAATGACAACAGGATTTGTTGAATAACCAACTCCACCATCAGAAATAACTATTGAGGAAATAGTTCCCGCAACTGATACAACAGCCGTAGCTGCAGCTGCAACTAATTGATTTTGTGAAGTAATAATAATCTTTTTCTGAGGTTCTTCACTTGTTCCATTTTGTAAATATTCATCAGCACTATCGAAGAAAGTCTTAACACTCTCAACAAAAATCTGAGTAGATGATGTACCTACACTTTGGATGATATTGGATGTTGGATTAATCAGCGGCTCATAAAGAATTCTATCTTTAGCAACTTCTTCACCATTAATAATTTTATCTTCAGTCTGTCTACACCAGATTACAGGTCTAGAAAGAGTTTCATCTTGAGTTACTCCTGGACCAGGATAAACATTAGTTTGAACAATATCTGTAGATACAATATCTGTTACAAGTCTAGAATTTTCCTTTAATCTTTCAATATCACTATTAATTCTTAAAGTGTCACCTTCCTTAACAGTTTCTAGTATGTCAACATTTACTGTATCAATAGAACCAGTTCCTCTATAGAAGAGAATCTTAGAAAAATCTCCTTCTCTTGGTGCTTCAGCAAATGTTATGATACTTCCACCATTAAAAGTATATGATTGATCGGGAACCTGTAGAACATCATTAATGAATATTAACAGGTTTGCTTTTATTTCAATATTAGATCCCCTTTTCGATCTAATAGTTGTCTGTTCTCCATTAATTTTAATCGGGAAAGTTTTTCTTTGCCCATCAAACAGAGAATCTATAGGATCAATAACTTGAAGATCTCCAATAGTCCATCCAGTGAACTCATCCGTAAATGTTTTATCTACAGAGATTTGGAATTCATTAAATGGTAATGAAGTATCTGTCTGTATTCCAGTTGTTCCCCCAATTGCAACTGTTAAAACTTCACCCTGACCATATCCATATCCAGTATTTCTAATTTCAAAAGAAATTACACTAGATCCTTGTCCAACTACAATATCAGCAACAGCACCAGTTCCAAGTCCACTAGAAGTAGAACTATAAATCAAAGGAATATTTGAATATGAAAGAGGATCATCAAAGACCACAATAGGTGGATTTGTTGATGTATAACCAGTTCCTGGATTTGTGATTGCAACTCCAGTAACGTGACCATTCACAACGGTTGCGATACCGATATATGTGATATTTGGAGTTCCTGTGCTAGAAGTTGCAACTCCAACATTAACCGTTTGAAGTCCAGATCTATAACCAGATCCAGTGTTTCCGATACTAATCTGGGAAATAGTTCCTGCGATAGAAACTGTTGCAGTTCCTCCAGCAGATACTAAAGGTTGATATCCAAAACCAGCAGTTGACCCAACAGAAACTATTACTCCTCCAAGAGGAACATTACTTACATTAATATCATAAGAGGTAGAAGATATAGATCCAGTAAATGTAATAGAAGTAATACCAGTGTTTTCTGTTAGATCATAATCACCAACAATTTGAACAGCTCCAACTCTTGCTGGACCTTGGAAAATGTCATTAATCAGAACAATTGCATTACTCGTTGAGAATCCAGCAATATTAGAACCATTTGATTTCAAGGTAAATGTATTCTTAGTTCCATTAAACCCTGAAGAAATATCATCGAAAATATAATTATAAGAATAAGGTTCAGAGTTACCATTTGTAAATCCGGATCTGATGAATGATCTTCCACTAAAAGTGGAATGGGTCTCAATACCAACAAAATCTCTACTATCTGGTGGATTAGTTGTTGATCCAATAGGAGTTAATCCATGAGGTGCGGTTACAAAGTTGATGATGTTATCTACAATATTGTAATCACCATTAACCTTTGTTACCACGGAATGATTAGGGTGAGTTGATAATCCTGTACCCATCCATGGTCTTTGAACTAAGACCTTGTTGGTTCCACCAATTCCAATAGAATTGATCCTCATAATTTCATTACCAATTTTTATCAAATCTCCGCCGAAGAAAGAAGTGATTCCTGATAAAGTAATTACACTATCCTCAATACCAACAGAACCTGATACCTTAGATGTAATTGCCGTTGAAACAATTGGTGATTGAATTAAATTATCAATTCCAATGAGAACTCTTGAATTTTGATTTGTAGAAACAAATCTATGAGAAGTTCCAATTCCAACACTAGTAATATCTAATACACTAGGTGGATTTCTAAGAGCATCAGAAGCAGAAGCAGCAACTTGGACATTTAAATCGTTAAGTTTAACAATATAAACAGATGTTGGTAATTTATCTGTTGATCCAAATCCGGTAATTGTTGTTGTTGCTATTCCAACAGCTTGAGTTGTACCTGCCCCAGAGTAAGAATATATTACTTTCTCACCAGTCACAAAGAAGTTCTCTGGTATTTTAATTGTATTATTAGTAATGTCTACAATAGCAGAGTCACTACCATCAAAATATCTTTCAAAAATTGATTTACTTTTGTGAGTTAAATTGAAAGATCTCCTAACATCAGTTTCAGCACCAGTATAGAAACCATATCCAGTTCTAATAAATGCATTTGTAAAATCAACTGTGTCACTCAAAACGCTTGAATCAATTAAACCAATTGGATTTTGATAAACTCTAATTTCCACATTAGTATTTGGATTTGATGTAAATGTTAAATCAACATTTCCTGATGGTTTTACTGTTGCACCTATAGAACCAATTGATGAATTTGTTTGTATAATTCCAAATTCTGCGATATAAGCGTTAACATCATCATCAACCACAACTACTTCAGAAACTTGATACTGATTGTTTGTCCGATCTTCAATACTTACGATATAATAAGATCCTTCATAAATTGAGTTATAGGATGATATTGTAGTAATTCCTGGAGTTGGTGTTGATGATATAGCAACATAGCTAGATTCAATTCTTGAATTATTAAATATTTCCGTTCCAATTCCAACAGACTGAGTGCTTGATATTGACACTCGAACA